CTTTGATAGAAGACGCGCTATAAACGTGTACCGGCGTCTGCAAGTGGTCTCAAGCTACTGGGCCGGGGGCCACCCACGACTGCGCCTCCCTGACGCCCAACGGATGATGGCGCGGGATGGCCCATTTGTAGAACCCCGAGAGTTGGATTTTGGACTCACACCGCTGGCAATGGAGGAAACAGTCCTCCGCGAAGCCCTTGAGGATGAACAGCTGATAGAGTGGGCTGAATTCATGGACAATCTGGAGCGTGGAGTCGCGCTGATTCAGCAGGCCGCTGATCAAGCATTGGTTGCGGTGGCAGCCAGACCCAGACCACTGCGCCGGCCCCGTATGGCCGGTGAGGCAATCTTTCCTCCCGGTGAGCGGTTGTGGTTCATTGGGAAAATGCCGCCGACCCACTCAAACTTTGGCAACACCCATTGGTGTAGCCTGGGTGGGAGCGCAGGCTATGACGCAGAGATTGTCGCGCAGTTGGGCCGGGTAGGCGTGAACACGTGCTCCTGTAGCCGCACCCTGGGGGGAACATGTCGGCACTACTGGGCCACGGCCTTGATGGCAGCGTTATTGCAGCTTAGAAGGTTAGCCCCCGGCGTGCCTGACCACTACCCCTGGTGGCGGGCCCATGACCTTTTGGACTTCTTCCAGCATTGCCACAACCTACTACATCCCGGGTTGGAGGGGTGGAGGCAAGCTTGGCCACTTCGCCCCCTGGATTGGCTATTGCGGGTGTTTGAGCAACGACCACGCTTACACCGGTGCCACTTCTTTTGGATGGTGCCTGCGGAGCCACAGCGAGGTCCACTACTGAATGGTGTGGACGTCGAGGATGATCAACCGGTGATGGTGGAGCGTTTCCGCCTTGATGTTGCCACAATCATGTCGTGGGCTGCTGCTGTCGGATGCGGCCTACTCGGAGTGATTGGATTGCTGGTTGTGGTTGTGTTTGGGTTTGTGCTGGCTGCCTCCCAGGTGTTGCTTCGGACGGCGAGGCAGGCTTGGGCCGATTTGGCTGTCCCTAGGGTTGTGTACACGTGCTATACGGAACACCCCATGCGAGGAGATTACCTGGTGCCGGTGAAGAGGCCCGGGTGGGAGCCCTTGGCAACGGTTGATAAGCCTGGGGCGATTGCACCAGAGGATGCAGCAGCCAAGTGGGCCGATTACGACAACGTTCGGTATGTGTCTGGTCTAGTGCTGAGAGTGCAGGATGAAGCCGACGCAATAACGGGTGTGTTTGATAAACATGAACACCCAGAGGGGCATCGAATTGCCACCTGCGTTGGATTGTGGCCGCTGTGTGGTCAAGACCATAGGAAGACTGTGCGAGAGATGCCGGAGATATTGGATCTTGAAGGGGAACCGGATCAACGGATCGTCAGATGTGAGTATGCTAGGTTTGATTACGATCACACTCCATCTGACTTACATCCTCTTTATCTGCAAGTCATGTTGGTCGCTATGGTGTGCGTTATGCATGCCCTTTTCTGGACACTCAGCATGGTCTATGGGGCCAACACGACCATCATGTGGATTCCGCTGCCCACTCACATCTGGAATACCAATGCTTGGGTGGTGCTGACGTGGCCCTTACGATTTGCAGTGTGGTTCTTTCTGGGCTTGGATGGCCACGGTCTCTATAGGGCTAGTTTGGCGTTGTCCTCGGCATTCACTGATTGGATTTGGTTGCTGCTCCTACAATGTTTGGGGATGAGCTTCACCACCGCTCTGATGGATTATGCTAGTCGCCGCCTCACCTCGCCCACATGGCAATTACCGAGCCGTCGTAGGGCGCTGGTACACTTGGGGCTCCTAGCCATTGCTGCCCTAACAGCCTTCTTGCCCATGTTGGAGAACATGAATCGGGTAGCTACTTGGATTTTAGCCTTTTATGCTGCGCTCACCATCAAACCACTGCAACGGGATTGGATAAGGGTGCCGAAGAATGTGCAGCTGGCCCATTTCTTGTCGGCTAAGCACATCCCCAACCCTGCACGGGTCTTCACAAAGATCCAAACGCAGTGGGGGCGATCTGCAAAGGGCCTGATGTCAATAGTTAGAGATGCTGTCGTACAGGCCTTCCAGGAAGATGGCGGTGCCGACTTTGGAGCGTATGATACTGGTGCAGTTGAAGCCTTGGCATTGTTGTGTTCTCCCGATCCGATTGACACAGACTATGGCTTCACGAAAGCTAGGAGGAAGAAGCTCCAAAAGTTGGCCAGAGCCGATTATTCCTGGTCCCCACATCTCAATGGCTACTACCCAATTTATGGCAATCGTCAGTGCACACGCCCCGGGTGCGGTGCTGAGAGAGTAAAGGGGAAATGGCCCCATGGCCTTTGTCCACGTTGCACCGCAGCCCATAAAGCTTTGGATTATGAGGGGCTAGGCCATGATTGGACTGTGGGGCGCCACGTGTGCCAACAACTCGATGTTGTTTATCCAGGAATCACTGCCATACCTGAATTGGAGTTGCCACTGGCAAAGATATCACTGGACGAGGATGTGGTGATGTTCGACCAGGTGGGTCAGTATGGAACGCACACGGAATGGTGCCCCTTAAGGCAATTGAGGGGGGCTAGACCGGCTGATGTAAAACGCGCACTAAGGGCCTTGTCAACCAAGACCAAAAAAGTGTCGCAGTGCCCCTGCTTGATGGAGCGCCTCACACAAAGGCCCTTGCAGCCAGCCGCGGACAGGATAGCAGGCCACTTGATAGGTTTTGGGATTGATGCGTGTCCACCATATGTGACATTCAAGTCGGCCCTGAACGTCCTGAGGGCCATAGCAGCCAGAATAGCGAGAAAGAGGGATATCAAGCCAAGCCCCGGCATTTGGAAGTGGGCCGAGGGCCTCATTGGGGCCACACCATTGCTGCCGAACTGGGGAGCAATACCTGTCCCGCCGCTCACCACGGCTGAATGGTTGAAGGGGTTCCTACCAAGTCGCGCAAAGGTGCTGCAAAGGTGCCTGACAGCATGGCATGAGTTTGGGCGAGCCACCAATGACAGGTTTTGGAGGTTCCGCATCTTCATCAAGAGAGAGTGGGGCGCCAGGAGTGAACCAATGGCTGGGGGCCTTAACTACATGACCCCCATACTCACCAATAAGCCCCGCTCAATCCAGCCGCCCTATGGGGTTGTGCCCTGTGAGGATGTGGGGCACATAATAGCTGGACCGGCCCTGCGGGCCCTAACGCATCATGTCAAGTTGCGATGGAATTCTACCGCACCTGTCTTCTATGCATCGGTGAGCCCGCAAGTGCTGGATGAGTGGCTAAACCTTCACCGCCATGCCGGGTGCTGGCTTTGGAGTGATTACACAATGTATGACATGACACACTCCGACCAAACGTGGGACTTTATAGAGCCGTTGTATCACCGCGCCTTGAACGCAGCTGACATCAACAATGATTACTTCCAACAGTTGCTGCGACATTGGAGGGCCCCAGTGGGCCGGGCTGCGGTTAAGTGGGGCGGGTGGACTCAAGTCATACGTTACTTCTCCATCGCCATGAATGCATCAGGGAGAGATGACACAGCTCTTGCGAATGTATTGCTGAATGGTGTTGCCATGTTCCTGTCCCTGACGGCTATATTCTATGGTGTTCCATTGAGGGACGTACGGGTTGAGCACCTCGAGGCCGTGGTTGGGATTCTCCACATAGCAGTGGTGGGAGATGATTGTCTGGCGGCACTGCCTAGCCGTACGCTGTCTGGGAAAGCGTGGCAAGAAAACTGTGCAACCCTACAGGCACACCTGTCACAATTTGGTTTCGTGGCCAAGGTGGGCGCTTCGAACCGCATCCATGATGCAGTGTTCTTGGGTTGTAGACCCTACATGGTTGCAGGAAGATGGTGGTGGGGCCCCACCCTTGGCCGGAGGCTGTACAAGCACCACTGCTGCATACACACCAGTGCCAACCCATACGCCTGGTTGAATGGTGTGGCACAAATGGAGATGGACCATCTCGGCTTTGTTCCACTGTTGGGAGCAATGGGGAGGCACGCCCGGCTGCTGTTGAAGGGGAAGAAATCCACCCCCTGGCGGCCGGATCGATATAGTGGCATGGACTGGAGTGAGCGCCAGGCGCCCCGCATGCCCGATGATTCCACATATGTTGAGTGCGCTGCCGCTTACACGAATGCAGGCGGCACCCTCACTGTGGAGGATCTCCTGGAAGCCGAGCAAGTGATAGCTGGCGTCCGGGAGTTGCCGGCGATCGTCTCTGGAGCGGCGTTCTCCAGAGTGGTCGCCCATGACGACCTCTGACCTGGCACCTCGGGCCATTTGCCGGAACACTGACGGTACCTGGCGTTCCTGCACTCCTTAGCGGTGTTTGGTGTGCAGGTAGCTTGGAGGGCCCCAAGTGTTCAGGCTGAGGTCGTAACCTCTTCTTCTTCTCTAGGGACTAACTGCGCTAGGGCGCAGCTGCACTGTGTTTACTCAGGGCATCATCTAGTCACCACGAAGGGGCTACAAGATTTGGGCCAACATATTACAGTCTGCTAACGCCTTTTGGCTGTTGTACACCATTCTATTGGTTGTGATCAACCTTTATGCCCGACGAAAATCGACCGAAGAAAGCCAAAGGGCAGGGACGAGCCAGTCGGAAGTCAGGCCCACGGCGCAACAAGTCACGGCGGAGGAACTATTCGACGAGGCGCTCGCAACGCAAAGCGTCAGCTCACAAGACTGTTCGTTGGCGCACCCCACAACAGGTGTCAGAGCGCCTAGAAACCGTTGGCCAGGTTTACGGAGCGTTGGGACCACGCATTAAGGCACAACACGGACAGAGGGCCAGTCTGGCCAGGTCGATTGTGCTGCCGGCTGAATCAAGGGCGACTCGGTTCACCGCCGGGTCTGGTGTGAACACCGTCGTAACCAGCCTGACAAGCATGGCGAGTAATGTGGCCGCACCCGACTTGCTGTCGGCCACATCTGTAAAGTATGGGTCAACGCCAGTGTCTTTACCCGGTTTGAACGTGCTGTTCAGCAGGCAACCCTCGCGAGCTGTTGGATACACCAGTTGGGTCGCTGCTGAGCGTTGGGGGCTGTATGGCTGTCCATCAACCACAACGGTCTCCAATATGACCAAAGCTTCCAGATGGCTCGCTGTGCCGGAGGTTTCAGCCATGATAGCTGCAGGCGGAACCCAGATTATTGACAATGTCGGATTAACCTTCCCAGCGTTGGATGTCACGCCGGCTGGATGGGCGACGACTGCCATGTCCACGGTGCCTTACGAACATGTAGCCTGCTCTGGAGGTAAGAATTATGTGTGGGTGACGGCTGGGACTGTCAACACCACGGTTAGGTTGCAGTGCTACTTGGCTATCACTAGTGCTACCGTGGCCACTACACTTACTGTGTTGACCACACTACGCATCATCCCGTGGAACGGTACGCCGGCCCTTTCTAGGGCTGAGATACTCACTGTGGAGGGCACGGCCCCGTGGACCATCACGGCCGCTGGGGGGGTAAAGAACAATGATGTTGTGGTGGTGCCAGGAAGCGTAATCGCGAGTGGATACTATCGCTTCGAAGCGCTGGTGACCGTAATGGCGGCAACGACCACCTCGGTAGCATTTGCACCAACAGCGGACCCTGTGTTTACCCCAGGTGGCGTTGGCTTTTCCATTCGTTTGACAGACCCCCCCGGAACAATGAGGTTTGCTCAAGTGGCTGAGTTCTTCCAATTCCCCCAATTGTATGCCAGCGTGAGGACCACGGCCGCCGCTCTGTTGATCTCAAACCGCTCCCAGGCCCTGAATAAGGCTGGCGTAGTTTATGGTCGGACCTTCCCTGATGAAGGGTCCATGGCCGACTTGTTTGAGCGAATGGCTGATGAAACGGGCTGGTACTCAGAGTGCAGTACCAATCGTGATAGGATGTCGTATGACGCTGACATCGCTAACGGTGTGTATCATTGGTCCAGACCTACTCGGGGGGATATGCAGTTTAGGTGCCAATTAAGTCCGGTAGGATCTGGCCTGTATGACCTAGATGCCAGGCTGCCTGTCACTCTGCTCACGATTGCTGGGTCCTCTACCACCCAACAGTTGTGGATTCACTGGGACTACCATATTGAGAGTGAAGTCATGCAGTCGCAGAGTTTGGGGAATCCTAGGGCGCCCCTCATGTCGCAGGCAGAATTTGATGCCTTGGTGTTGATGGTCAGCAGGTGGGAGAACTTCCACGAAAACCCCACTCATGTGATGGACTTTTTGAAGAAGATTGGGGGTTCGGCGTGGAAGGCCTTCAAGTGGTCGGCACCACACTTGATGCGGGCTGCGGGGGCTGCTATGGCTGGTTCCACACCTGCCGGGGCGTTGATGGCGGCATTGAGCCATATCGCCCACTGAGCTCCAATGAGGGGTGCATGGTGAAGTTGCACTGAATACTGATGCGGCCCAGCCGAAACACTCAGAAAGTGCTTCCTTTCCCTTCCTTTCCCTGCCTCACCGTCCTTGTCCCCCGGACGGTACTGTTCTTCTTCTCTGGACCCAGTGGGTCCAGACCCCTACAGGCGGTAGCCCGTTCAGCAGCGCCACCAGTATGGCGTCCTGTAGGGTCCTTCCTCCCCCAGCCAGAGGGCACTTAGCTGAGTCGCTCTGGCGAACTACAGACTGGATGTAGTGCACTGCAACAACACCCGGCCAGCAAATGGCAAACCGTCCACTTGAGTGAGGAGGTGCGCTAGCTGGCCACCATCGGCAGGGTGCCACATCACATGGCTAGATCCATCACTGGTGTGGCCGCGTGACTCGGGTTAGCCCGGCACGGAAAACAACTCCCTTCCTCCAGGCGCTCGGTCCTCCCGTTCAGAGGCTGATTGACAGTAAAGCGCCCATAAATTCTCAATGCCGGTGGCCGCCCCTGCAACTCTAACCTTGCTGGGGTCGGGGAG